TTGTACCACCAATACAATATTCATCAGTAGGGTGGTTGTGTCCGAGATGTGGAACGATTCTCGCACCTCATGTTGAAAAATGTGATTGTCCACCACCAACAATAACAACGACAGGAACATGAGTCAAATAGTAGCGCAACCTTGGACAGGTGTACCAAACCCATTAAGAAACACAGATCAACCGTATCTGAAGTTCATCAACAGTGCTCTGTTTCAGGAAGATGGAAGACACTTCCTAAAGAATGGATACTACACTAATGCACCTTTCGGTTCTAAGGACTACAATGACTATTGGGACGAACAGGAACGTAGGATTCTTAATGGTTATAAGGTAGGTGGTGTCAGAATAACAGGTCGCCATTACTTCTATCTGAACTTCTGTCTGATTAAGGCTAGACCTATTGATCCTAACACCGGTGCAGAAAAAGCCGGTGAGAATAGAAAAATTATTACTCTACCTCGTTTCTTAGACCACAATTACTACTGGTTTAATGAGTTCGAGGAGTGTGCTGCTGAAGGACCACACGCTGACAAGCAGAAGAAAGGAATGATCGTAGCCAAGTCCCGTCGTAAGGGATTCACCTACCAAGTGACCGGTGGAGTGTATGGATACAACTTCAACTTCCTTCCTTCGTCAATGAACATCCTTGCTGCATATGAGAAAGGACATTATAAAGTAACGTTGGATGGTATCCACTTTACCATGAACCACGTTAACAGAATCACGGATTGGGGCAAGAAGAGAGATAAACTGAACAAGCGAGATCACTTCAGAGCCTCATTCGTGATGAAGAACGAAAGTACCGGTGTTGAGATTGAAGATGGATACATGTCTGAGATTCAGGCAGTTTCGTTCAAGGACAACCCGTTTAAGTCTATCGGTGAATCGACTGACCTAATGGGGTTTGAGGAAGCTGGTAAGTTCGAACATCTCTTGACAGCTTACACTATCTCTGAACCAACCTTCCGAGACGGAGACATCATGACCGGCATACCTCTGATCTGGGGAACCGGTGGTGACATGGAGAAAGGTACTCGTGACTTTGCGGAGATGTATTACGACCCTGAACCTTATGGATTAAAATCATATGAAAACATCTATGATGAAAACGCTACAGGTGACTGTGGATGGTTCGTAGATGACATGTGGTACTATCCCGGTTCTGTCAGAAAAAAGTACTATATTACTGACAAGTATGGGAAAAAGATTGAAAAAGAGGAAGAGTTTCCTTTCGTAGACGATCAAGGAAACTCTCATAGAGTACTTGCTGAAGAGTCACTGGATGCAAAAAGAGCGAAAAGACGCAAAGGATCACGAGCTGCATACAACAAATTCATTACTCAGCAACCTAAGACTCCTGCTGAAGCGTTTCTACGTGTACAGGGTACTATGTTCGACACGATACGAGCCTCAGCGAGGCTTGGACAGATCATGACAAATCGTAAGATGTACGTCGATAGTATCTTTAAGGCTGATTTACAGGTAGATGTGTCAGGTCAGAAGATTAAATTTGAATATGACACGAGGGGTATACCTCTACATGAGTTCCCAATTAAGGATAATAACCAAGCAGGAGCGATTGAGATTTACGAAATGCCTCATACGGACAATGAAAAGAATGTACCTTATGGAAGATACATTGCTGGAATTGACCCTTATGATGACGACTCCTCTTCAACCAACTCAGTTGGGTCTATCTTAGTACTGGATTTACTTACTGATAGGATAGTGTGTCATTACAAAGGACGACCAGCTACTGCCGACCAGTTTTTCGAGACCGTGAGAAGAATCTTGAAATTCTACAACGCAACCGGCAATTATGAACGTAACAAGAAAGGTCTTTATGGATACCTATATAATAAGGGACAGTTACACATGCTGTGTGACGAACCTGAAATCCTAAAAGACAAAGGAATTAGCAAGGCTAATACAATCGGTAACAACTCAAAAGGAACCTATGGTTCTGGACCTGTCAACTTGTACGGACTACAACGTGGTGTACAGTGGATGAGTTCTACCGCATACGGAGAAGAAGAAGGTTCAGAGGTAACGAATCTTGACAAGATCAGGTCGATACCTCTTTTACACGAAACTATTGGATGGAACCCTGAAGATAACTTTGATGATATATCAGCATTGATCATGCTAATGATCCTCAGAGAGGACAGGTTACAATTCAAAAATCATATGAGGGAGAAGCGAACTGCTGCTATAACGAACGATCCTTTCTTCGATAGACACGTAGGAGGAGCAAGTAATAGCTATAGCAACAAGAATATAATGGATTTCATTAAGTTGAATGATGTAAAAAATTAATACTTTTATAGAAACTTTGCAAAGTTAAAATATTATGAGTATAGGAAGTACACTTAAAAGAACAGCTCATTTCCCTTATCAGAAGAAGTCAACTGCTAAGAAAGGTAAGCAGTTTGCAATTGATTGTCTTGAATCGTCTATTGATATGGCGTATAATGGAGACTCTGATTTAGTTCAAAGTAAATCATCAATGTTAGTCAACTATAACCTTCGTAACGACATCCTTGATGAAAGAGATGTTGAAAAAGCAGTTAATCCTTGGGGAATCAAGGGAGCAACCTTTCCTGCTAAAATGCAGAACTACCCAATAGCAAACCCTAAAATAGACCTACTAATAGGAGAGGAATCTAAAAGACGTTTTGATTGGAGAGTCATGGTTGTCAATCCAGATGCCATTTCTCAGAAAGAAGAGAAAGAAAAAGAATTAATGAACCAACTTCTTGTTGGTGCAATTGAAGATGAGAACTATGACGAAGAGAAGTTAGCTGAAGAGATTCAGAAACTTGAGAAGTGGCGTAAGTTTGAGTCACAAGACCTGCGAGAACGTAGGGCTACACAATATCTTAAATACTTATGGAAAGAACAAGACCTGAAGATAAAGTTCAATCGTGGGTTCGAAGATGCGCTAGTAGCGGGTATGGAAGTATACAATGTGGACATTGTAGGTGGAGAACCGGTTGTTCGAAAGGTAGACCCGCTATCACTCACGGTGATTCGTACTGGTCAGAGTTATATGATTGAAGATGCGGATGTTATAATCGAAGATACCTATCAACCTATTAGATGGGTTATTGATAACTTCTACGATTATTTAACAGAAGCACAGATTGATGCTATTGAGAAAGGTTACATTTCAGGTGGAAGTAAGGATGGAGATATTATAAAATATTATCCTAATCAACCGGTACAGAATCCGGTTACTCTAACGAAAGCAACTAATACAGACGCTAATGTCAATGAATGGGAATACTCTCTCATAGACCTTGGAGACTTTGGTACTCAGAACGTTGCTGCATATAGTGACTCTGGTGAAGTACGTGTTGTGAAAGCTGTTTGGGTGAGTATGAGGAAAGTAGGAGAGAAGAGTTGGTATGATGAAGATGATGAACTTCAAAAAGAATTAGTAGATGAAAACTATAAGGCAAAAGAAGAGCTTGGAGAAAAGATTGATTGGTTTTGGATCAACGAGTGGTGGGAAACCACCCGTATCGCAGAAGACATCTATATTAAGTGGGGACCACGACCTATCCAGTTTAGACGAATGGGGAACCGTTCCATCGGGGGTTCAGGCTATGTGGGTACTCTCTACAACACCAACGTCTCACAATCAAGGTCGTTGATGGATAGGATGAAGCCTTACCAATACCTATATAATGTATTTATGTACAGAACGGAACTTGCCTTTGCAAAGAGTAAAGGGAAGATTTCTGTTATGGATGTCTCTCGTATACCGGAAGGTTGGGAGATGGATAAGTGGATGTACTACGCTGAGATTCTAGGATGGGCTGTGGAAGACCCGTTTAAGGAAAGTAATAAGGGTGCTTCTCAGGGTAAACTCGCAGGTCAGATGAATCAAAACTCGAAAGTGCTTGACCTTGAGATGGGTAGTTACATTCAACAACACGTTATGATGCTCGACTTCATTAAACGTGAACTTGGTGAAATCGCTGGTGTTAATCAACAGCGACAAGGACAAATCGAAAACCGTGAAACCGTTGGTGGTGTAGAACGTGCTGTAACTCAGTCGTCTCACATTACTGAGAAATGGTTCATGGTTCATGATAATACAAAGTTGCGTGTGATCGAAACTCTGCTGGAAACTGCAAAGTATGCTTGGAGAAATAAGAATGAGAAACTTCAGTATATCTCAGATGAAATGTCTTCAGTTATTACAGAGATCGACGGACAGCAATTTAACGAAGCTGATTATGGTATTATGATCAGTAACTCTACTCAGGATGCTGAATTAGTTGCAGCTATGAAGCAACTTGCTCAGGCAGGTCTACAGAATGATAAGATTAACTTCTCTGGTCTGATGGACATATACATGTCTGATTCTATGTCTTCTATGAGACGTAAGATTGAACAGTATGAAGAAGATACTATCAAGATGCAACAAGAACAACAACAACAACAAGTTCAAGCTCAACAAGAAGCTGTACAAGCTCAAATGGCTGATAAGCAAGCTGAACGTGAGCAAAGATTCAAGGAGAAAGTTCTTGATTCTGAAACTAAGATTGCAGTTGCTGAGATTGGTGCAGAGAGTAGTGCAGGTGGAATAAACGATCCTACAGATCAACTTCTTGCTATTGAAAAGCTGAAGTTAGATCAAAAGAAGGTGGAGGAAGATTACAACTTAAAGAACAAGGATTTGAAGGAAACCATACGTCACAATAAGGTAACTGAAGTGATAGATAGGAAGAAAGCAGTCCAAAAACCTACTGTTAAGAAGCAGTAAAGGCTATACCAAAATGAGAATAGTATCTAATAATAACTATTAGATCAGAAGTAATATTAATTTTGTATTAAAGAAGAGAATAAAATGGCTAAAGAAGAAAAAGACGGTTTATTCGATACAAA